TAACACATCCATTGCATCTATCATAGCTTAATTATAATAACACTTATTCATTATGTATTACTCTATTTATCCTGCATATATTAAGCATACACAGCAATATTAATTCTTTAGAACATAAGAGCTAGGATTATTTCCCAGCTCTACTACGCAACTTCTTCTGCGCCTTGATATAAACATTCTTATATCTAGTAGCAGCGTCTAGCAACATAGTAATGTACTGATCTCTCACAGCACATTTCTTACAAGTAGTATCACTCATGGACACCTCCCTTCTGTTCTATTTATGAAAGGAATACTTGTAATCTGTTGATAACATGTTAGGTATATGTTGGTATATATATTACCTGCACACACGCACACTATATCATGAGAATAATATAACACTAATATTATAATAAATGACGTATCCTATCCTCATCATTCATCGATTAATGATATTATTACATAAAGTAATAGAGAGGCTAAATTAATAACCTCTCTTATAAGTATTACTTTTTATCTTTGTTTTGATCATCAATTAGCCCTAATAATTTATCATTAGTTTTAGCCATTTGATTCAGAATAGGAGTAATATCATTCTGAGATGTAGTTTTATTCAACAAGCCGAAAGTAATTATAGCTTCTTGAGTATTACCTGTAGCTAAATGAGCTACACCAATAGCCTCCATACTATCTCTAGTATCAGACTTCATATCAATACCATCTGTTCTGCTAACACCATTAGCTAGCTTACTAGCAGTATATTTATCTACCTTTGCCATTTTGTTCTCCTTTTAAGTTTGACAATTATAACTAAAAAATCATAAACGAAAAATAACGTAATCACGATTGTGAAAAACCCCTGTTAAGGGGGTACCCACTAATAAAAGACCACACGATAAAATGCTACAATTTTTGAAACCTTTAATTTTTTGTTTGTTTTTTAAATATTTTATATATTATATTATGTCATCAGTAATTGGAGTATTTCAATTATCACCCTTGAAGGCCTAACAAGCAAGTAGAGGGTCAGACGTTGGGTTGCTAGCTCATATAGAGATTTAGATTGTCCCCGACAACTGGTAAAACTGCTTTAATATAAGTTTGAGTATGGGAGAATATAACTGGCTCAAAAGCGAAATTTAAAGTTTAATAATTTTTTTCAAAAATTTTACTTATATCAGGGTTAGGAGTATCTAATATGAAAAAGGAATATACATTAAAAATAATTTATGATCCACAAACTGATGAGATTGAGCATTTATCTGAGCAGCACATTGAAAACATTAATTTTGTTATAGAAATAGATGGTGTAGATATACCCATAACAAATGAAATGGGAGAGTATATGATGAAGTATGTAGATACTAAAGAATTAGGGTTAAGCTAATCTAAACCCTTGCGGGTTTAGGGATATATGAGAGTGTACAAAGTAAATAAGATAGAACATACAGTTTTTGAAAGTGTTGATGAAGTACCTTCTAGTATAATATATAGTGAGGTTTGGAGGGATGGTCACCTTAGTGATTGGGTTTTAGCAGACGATGGATGTATTATTCAGATTCTGCGAGAAGGAACTATGTTAAAATCTAGAGGGTCTAAAAGGAAGCAAAGGTATATAGGTACTTGTACAGGGACTTTTATAATTAATGACAAGACTACTATGGATACCTCTAAAAGGGTTAATATATATAGCTTTGGTGGAAACTTAGATAGAGATCAGATAGTTGAAGAAAGACAGAGGCTATCTAATAGAGAAGAATTATTTGTCCAGTATTTAGCATCTGGAATGGATGCTCGCAAGGCGTATCTAAAGGCGTTCCCAACGAATGACCCGCACTATGCTGGAATGCGTGCTGGACAACTTATTAAAACGACAAGGATAAAGTCAGCTATGAAAGAAGAATTAAAACCATTTATGGAAGCATTAGGTATCGATGAGCACTATATATTAAAAAATATTAAAAGTGTAGTAGATATGTCGGTTAAAGAAGATACTAAATTAAAAGCTTTATTTAAGCTGGCTGATATTATGGATATGGAAGATAAGAACAAAACACAGGTTACTCAGCTTACTGGAGCGTTATTTCAAGGCTTTACAGAAGATAAAATAGCAGAAGCAGAAAGGCCAAAGGAGATTTCTAATAAATAAACAAGCCCATTCACGCATCGACAATGCTTAGGGCAGGAGGTAAACATGTCAAAACCAAAAGGATTACATACGTATTCCGTACAAGAAGCACAAAATTCAACGCTAGGTCAAGCTGGTACAGTTTATTTAACTGGCTCGGCTACATATACTGCCACTGCAGATAAAACAGTAGTAGCAATTCAAGTAATAGATGATATTACATTTACAGCAGCAACTACATCTGATAGCGGTGATCACGCTACTCCAGCAGCTGCATCTGATTTAGGTGGTTCAGCGATGAGCACATTAAGTGTTTCTTCGGGGATAACTCTTTATGGAAGGTTTAATAAAGTGGTTATATCTGCAGGTAAATGTATTTTGTATTTAGGTTGATATGCCAAAATTAGGACTATCAACTGGATTAACCAGGTCAGGTATAGTAACACCTGGTATAGTAACGGATAACCTCGTATTAAAGCATAACTATAGTGCAGGAGGTGTAATACCTATAAGTGATGGTGCTGCTTATTTTGATGGTACAACTTCAAATAATAGTATAACTACACCTTTAGCTGGTAATACAGCATTTTCAGGTAATTTTACTATGAGTGCTTGGATAAAAAGACTTTCTAATAGTGAATATCAAAAAGTTTTTTTTGCTTCTGATTCTACTAATGATAGAGTTGAATTATATTTTAAAAATGACCCATCTGAAGCATCTTTGATTTTAGTAATAGCTCCAAAAGACGGTACTACTACTGCAGCTTATTGTCATGCTAAAACAGATTGGAATGGTAATTATGATGGTATATGGACTCATGTAGCAGCAACATATACTGCAGGGTCTACAAAAATATATATAAATGGCGTTGATGATACAGATACAAGCACTACTAATACTTCTACAACAGATATTGATTTGGACGCAACTGTTAGCATTGGTGAAAGATTTTATGGGTATATATGTAATGCTGGATTATGGACTAGAGTTTTAACTCCAGCAGAAATAAAATCAGTAATGTGGAAACAGTATGCAGATTTAACAACTAGTGAAAAAACTAGTATAACTGCATGGTGGAATTTAGACTCAGAAGTTGGTAGTGATGGAAATGCTGGTTCTGGTTATGTGTTAGATGAAAATGCAGGTGCAGGTAGTACAACTAATTTAGGGACATTATAATGGCAGCTCCAACAATACAAACAATATTAAAACCAACGCGAGCTAGAGGATTAGATACTTCTGGTTCTATACAAGAAACTTACGATATACAGACTGATGGAGAATTTAATAGTTCAGATGATACTGATTGGACTACAGGAACAGGAGTTAGTATTACAGGAGGCAAGGTAATAGTCTCTGATAGTGGTGGTTCAACTGGAAATGCATTACAAGGATTTAATGGAATCACAGAAAGAGGAGCTGGAGCTAGAGGTATAAAACCAGGTGATAAATATAGAGTGCAAATGGTTGTTGAAGACCCTGATTCTGGAGGATTTGATGGAAAAGTTAGGGTAATATTATTTTCAGAATCTCCAAGTGGTGCAGGTGGTGATGGTTATAGAGCAAACACAAGTTACGTTACATCGGCTGGAACTCTAGATGAAATTGTTACTGTTACTACAGCAAATGTTGGAGTTTATAATGATGCTATAGTTATTGAAAATAGTGATGACCCAGGTAGTTATAAAATTGCAAGTATAAAAGTTACAAAATTAGAATCCTTCGGTAACAACAATCACGCACAAATATATTCAGGTAGAGCATTAGAGTTTGATGGTGCTACTGATAGTTTAACTGTTCCAGATAATGTTTTAGAAGGAAAAGATTGGCGAACTGGAACTATTGTAACTTGGATATATTTAGAGGCTGACCAAACTTCGAATGATAGAATTTTTTCAAGTTATACTAGTGACACTACAAGATTTTATATTTTATTAACAAATACTGGTATATTAAGACATCAATTAGGAGATGAAGATGTTTATACTGATAGCAATACTGCGCTACAACTAAAAACTTGGTATAGAATTGTTATAACTTGGAATGTTGATGGTACAGCAAACATATATATAAATGGAGTTTTAGATAAAGCTTCAACAGGTATAGACGTGTCTACATTAAATGCTATATCTATGGGTGGTGCTAACAACTGCTCTATTGGCTCGCATAATGGTAGCTCTGCTTTTTTTGATGGTAAAATGTCAGACTTTCAAATGTGGGACTCTACATGGACAGCAGCTGATGCAGAATATGACTATATTAATCCAGAACAATTAGCATTAAATAGAGGTGGTACATCGCTAACTAACTCTAATCTTAAACTATGGTACCCAATGAATGACGGACATAGAGGTAATCAGTCTTTTATACTTGATGCTTCTAATACAGGGCTTGGTGATAATTTAGTTGCATATAATCCAGGATTTGAATCTGGCTCTTCATCCTTAACAGGAGATGATGATACAGGTTGGCAAAATAATAACGTTGATGGGGATGATGTATCAGAAGTTAATACTAATTCCTTATATGTTAAAACAGGCAGTAATTCTTGGCATATCCAAGAAGTTGGAGGAGCTTCCCCTACTGGTATTATGCAAAATTGCACAATAGCAGCAAACACTACAACAAAAGTAACAGCAGAGGTTTATGTAATATCAGGAAAAGCTACAATAGATTGTAGAAAAGGAAGTAGCAGTGGTAGTAATTTTGTAAGTCCTGTAGAAAATTCTACAACAGGTCAATGGGAAACATTAACTCAAATATTTGACAGTGGTTCAGAAACTTCATTAAATGCAAGATTAGTAACAAAAAATAGTCAAGAGACAGAATTTTATGTTGATGATGTATCTGTTCAACAAATAAACGCTAAACACAACGCAACAACTGAATTTTATGGTGATAATTTATTACCAGGGGTAACAGGGGCTGCATTAGGAGATTTTGAAGATAGCGATACTACTCCTACTTTTACAGTACATTATTCTGGAGGTAGTGGAGATGGGGGAACTTGGGATGCAGCTAATGAATCAGACGCATTAAATGATGTTAAAGATGGAAAGTTTACAAACGATACAGGAAGTGGTTCATCAGTTGCAGAAAACGCTGGAATAGTATCTAATGGATTAGATGTAGTCCAAGGAAGAACTTATGAAGTATCTTTTAAATATGCGACAAATTATGACGTTTCAACTCAAACTGAAAAACTTACATACAAATTAGGGAAAACTCAATCAATAGGTTCTACTCATATAAATAGCGGAGGAGGTTATGACGCTACTAGTGATTTAGATGCTACAGATAGCACCACTTTTACAGATACTTTTATTCATACAGATTCAGATACTGAAATATTTTTAGTATTATTTGGTGGAGATGGTCTTGAATTTCAAATTGATGATGTATACTTTAAAGAAGTAGGAACAGCAACAGGCTGGACAGATGCAGACCAACAGCTTGATATACCTCAAACAGCATTACAATCTTATAATCAATTAGCTTGGTTTGATAATGACAATGATTATGTTCCAATTACTTACTCTGTAGATGATGCTCAAGTGTCATTTTCTGCGTGGATATTTTCAGTAAAGGCAAAGGCTAATCAAATAATTGTTGATGCTAGAGATGGGGCTGATGATGGCTATCTATTTTATGTAGCTAATGCAGATACTGATGCTCCAAAATTATATTTTAGTCTTGATAGTACTGATTTAAATGTTAGCAACAAGCTTAAACATGGTGAATGGCAACATGTTGTTGCTACTTACGATGGTTCAAATGCTTCTCTTTTTTTAAATGGAGTACTTATTGGGGGGCCATCAGCAAAAACTTGTGATGCTACAAATGTGAGTAATAATACTACTGTTATTGGGAGTAGATACGATGGCGCTTCATCTCCTTTTTGTGGATGTATAACTGAAGTATGTATATTTAATGATGATTTATCTCAAGCAGAGGTGACAGAATTATATAATGATGGGATAGCTCTTAATGCTTTAACACACTCAGCATCCAGTGAATTAATTGGTTATTGGAGAAATAATGGTTTAGCTACATGGACAGACTTATCTGGAGTAAGTGCTAATGGTACTCCAACAAACATGACAGAAACAATGCTTATCACAGCAGGTGTAGACAGTTCAAGAGATTCACAAGGGTTCTTGATGAATAGACAAAGAACTACTAATAGTTTGAATTTAGGTTATCAAAACCACGCAAGTTACCATACTTTTGGTAAAGTTTTGAGTGAGTCTGGAGCAGTAGATGATGGTCTTTCTTTCCTTGCTAGTGGAACTGGTGGTGGAGCAATGACTATTACTTGTTGGGTTAAACCACAAGATGCAGGTAATGGGACACAACAAATTATATCAAAGAATGATAATGCTGATGGATATAGGGTGCAATTAAATAATTCAACCCCAAATGTTTCTTTTTATAGAGAAAAAACAAATGGAGGGAATAGTTTTATAGGAGCCACTTCATCAACATCTCTTTCTAATGATACATGGTATTTTATAGCTTGTTCATACGATGGGGCAACAAGCAGTGGAGTAACAAAGATATATATAGGAACAAGCAGCTCTTTAACTTACGAAACAGCTAATAGTAGTGGGATAGATATGGATGCTTCTGCAGGTAATTTACATATTGGTTCACATAATGGTGGAGGTGGAAATTTTGTTGGCGAAATTGATGATATATGTATCTATAATAAAGAATTAACTGCATTAGAAGCGGATGGTAGTGCAGCAGAAGAAAATGATGTAATAACAGGTGGAGAAATTAATAGAAATTATAAAGCAGGTAAAAGGAGTCACAGATAATGGCACATTATGAAATGTATTTTTGTATACCTAGCAGTGCATTTAATAGTGCTGTTGGAACTAAAATAAAAGGGTTGTACCCTATAGTAGAATCAGTAGATGAAGATACTGAAGAGGTAACTTATAAATCAGCACCTACATGGTATGAAATTATAATGTCTGGTAAAGTAGGACCACCTAGATATTCACATGATAAGTCTTATGTTATTATTAAAGGTGAATGGTCTATGAAGGAAGGAACTTTATCAGAGTTAGCAGCACTAGGAGATAGCGCAAGTTATCCATCATTTAGTGTGTTAACTAAATCAGAAGCACAAACATTAGTAGCTAGTAGCACATTTACAGGAGAGTAATTGGCTAATATAAATACAAGGAATGTAAGTCAAGCAGAAGAAGAGCTTCAATTAGCTTACAAAGATCTTATAGCATTTGGTAAATTATTTTTGCATGAAGATTTTATGAGAAGTGAATCTCCCTTTTTTCATTATGAAGTAGCTGATGCTTTAGCTGATTTAAACAAAAGACAATTAGCTGTTATATTACCTAGAGGACATGGCAAAACAGTTTTAACTAAATGTAACATATTGCATGACTTTGTTTTTTCTCAAGAACCTTTATTTTATGGGTGGGTTGCTGCTTCAAGTAAAATATCAGTACCTAATTTAGATTATATAAAATATCATTTGGAATTTAATGAAAAGTTAAAATATTATTTTGGTGATTTGAAAGGAAGGAAGTGGACAGAAGATGACATTGAACTCAAAAACAATTGCAAACTTATTTCTAAGTCCAATCTATCTGGTATTAGGGGTGGTGCTAAGCTTCATAAGCGTTATGATCTTATTGTTCTCGATGATTTTGAAGATGAGAATAATACGGTTACGCCAGAAAGCAGGGCTAAAATATCCAACCTCGTTACTGCTGTTGTCTTTCCTGCACTCGAACCAAAAACAGGAAGATTAAGAATTAATGGAACACCAGTGCACTATGATTCGTTTATACAAAAGATTTTAGTAGGGTACCAGCAATCTAAAAAAGCAAAAGAAGATTTTAGTTGGGATGTTATAACATATAAAGCTCTACAAGAGGACGGTACGCCTTTATGGCCTTCGTGGTTTGGTCATAAAGAAATGGAAAGAAAAAAGAAGTTCTACCAAGATAGTGGAACACCACAGAAATTTTATCAAGAATATATGATGGAGGTACAAAGTGAAGAAGATGCGATGTTTACTAGAGACCATATTAAGTTTTGGGATGGTCAATTTACAAAAGATGAAGAAACTGGGCTTACATTTGTTATACCCGATGGAGATGATCCGAAACCATGTTCCATATATGTGGGTGTCGACCCTGCTACAGATTCTGCTCGCAGGGATTCCGATTTTAGCGTTATATTGGCTCTTGCAGTAACATCAGATAACAATATTTATGTTTTAGATTATATAAGAAATAGATCTCTACCAGTTCTTGGAATACCTGGTATGGATAAAAAGGGAATAGTAGATTATATATTTGATTATGCTAATTTTTATAAACCTACTTTATTTACTATTGAAGATACGACTATGAGTAGACCAGTGTTTCAAGCTATTCGTGCTGAGATGAGAAGGAGAAATGAATTTAGTGTTCCTTTCAAAGAAGAGAAACCAGGTAATCGTATGTCTAAAAGAGATAGGATACAAGAGATACTTGCTCAAAGATTTTCTGTAGGGCAAATACATATAAAGAAAACTCAATATGATTTACATAGAGAAATTTCAACATTTGGGCCAAGAATGGCTCATGATGACACAATAGATGCTTTAGCTTATGCTTGTAAGTATGCTTATCCGCCACAAGGATTACAAGAAAACAAAGGTGGTTGGTATAAGAAAAAACCACAAGCAAAAAGCTGGGTAACAGCATAGGAGAACATTATGCCACGTTTTGGTGCAAGAAGTAAAAAAAGTTTAAGTAGCTGTGATGAAAGATTGCAGAAAGTTTTTAATGAAGTAATTAAATATGTTGATTGTAGTGTTATAGAAGGGCATAGAAGTGAAGAGAGACAAAATAACCTCTATGAAGAAGGGAAAACAAAAGTTTATTGGCCAAATGGACGACACAACGCTAGTCCATCTAAAGCTGCTGATGTTGTTCCTTATCCTATTGATTGGGATGATAGGGAACGCTTTCATTTATTTGCTGGATTCGTTTTAGGTATAGCTAAATCTATGGGGATAACATTAAGATGGGGTGGAGATTGGGATCAAGATTGGTATGTACATGATAATAAATTTGATGATTTTCCACATTTTGAGATTAAGGAGTAATAATGGCTAAAGCAAAAAAATCGGACGAAATAAGAAAGCTTTTTCATCTTGCTAATTCTTGGACAAGAAAGCAATGGGAAGTTGTAAATCAAAAGGGATATGAATTTTCTCATGATGAACAGTTAACTCAAAAAGAAAAGGATTCTTTAGAAGAACAAGGTATGCCTACATTTACAATTAATAGAATATTACCTGTGGTAGAAATGTTAAATTTTTATGCTACTGCAAACAATCCTAGATGGCAAGCTATTGGAACAGAGGGCAGTGATTCAGATGTAGCTTCAGTCCTTTCTGATTTATCTGATTATATTTGGGCAGGATCAAATGGTTCTACTTTGTATAATAATGCTATAAATGACTCTATAACTAAAGGGATAGGATATTTATTAGTCTCTGTTGACAAAGATGCTGATAATGGTATGGGAGAAGTAGTTATACAAAATCCTGAACCTTTTGATATTTATGTTGATCCCAAATCGAGAGATATATTATTTAAAGACGCTGCTTTTATTATGGTTAGAAAAGTTCTTCCTAAAAATCATTTAGCAACATTATTTCCTGAGTTTAAGGCAAAAATTAAAAAAGCTAGTAGCGACGAACAGCAACAAACTTCTTATAGCGTAAGAGCTTCTGGTAGTGATAAACAAAAATTATTTATGTATAATGATAATAATGAACAGTCTAATCAAGCTATTAATCCAGATGGTTCTACAGATGAATTATGTGAGTTTTTTGAGGTTTATGAAAAAGTAAAGGTTTCATATATAAATTTATTTTATAGAATACCTCCTTCTAAAGAAGTTTTAGAACAACTAGCTAAACAATGTGAAGTTCAAGTTGCTGAAATGCAAAAAGAACTTGAAGTTCAATTTTTAGAGCAACAACAAGAAATGTCTCAAGCTGTTCAATCTGGAAAAATGTTAGAAGAAAGATATACTCTTGAAATTGAAAAAGCTCAAAAGATGATGCAGCAACAAATTGAAGCTTACAGACAAGAATGTATGAGTCAATTGCAAGCAGAAGCATCAAAAGTTGAAAATCAAGTTTTAACTGAAAAAGAATATAAAATATTACTTGAAAATCCTCAAATATCGGAAAATATAATTGATGCAGTTCAATTTTACGATACGAGAATAAAACAAAGTTGTTTAGTAGGAGATCAAGTTTTATATAATAAAGTTTTACCTGAAACTGTAAAAGAATATCCAATAGTTCCTTTTCATTATAAATGGACAGGGACTCCGTATCCTATAAGTGCAGTTGCTCCTTTAATAGGGAAGCAACAGGAGATAAATAAAGCTCATCAAATTATGGTCCATAATGCTTCTTTAGGAAGTAGTTTAAGATGGATGTATGAAGAAGGAGCTATTGATACTGAAACTTGGGAAAAATATTCTAGTTCACCAGGGGCATTGCTACCTATTAGACCAGGAGTTACTCCACCTACACCTGTACAACCAGCTCCATTATCTAATGCCTTTTTTACAATAGTTCAAGAAGGTAAGGGTGATATGGAATATTTGGCAGGTATTTATAGTTCTATGATGGGTGACTCAGGGGGAGCAAGTGAAACATACAGAGGAATGTTAGCTTTAGATGAATATGGAACTAGAAGAATTAAACATTGGATGAATAATTCTATTGAACCAGCTTTAATGCAAATGGGTCAAATTATTTTAGATTTTGCTCAAAGTACTTATTCTGCAAATAAAAGATTTAGATTAATTCAGCCAAGTAGTATTCAAGAAAATAAAGAACAAGAAATTAATATTCCAATTTATAATGATATGGGTGAGGCTATAGGAAAATCTATGGACATATCAGCTACTAAGTATGATGTTAGAGTAGTTTCTGGATCTACATTACCTGTAAATAGATGGGCTTATTTAGAAGAATTAAAAGCTTTAATGCAAATGGGCGTTGTTGATGATATAGCTGTTCTTGCTGAGACAGACATTAAAAATAAAGAGAATATAGTTAAACGTAAATCAATGTATGCTCAAATGCAATCGCAGTTACAACAATTATCGGAAGCTATTAAAGATAAAGACGGAACAATTGAAACTCTTGAAAGACAACTTGTTCAAGCTGGTATTAAAGGTAAGGTTAAAGACGCTGAAATGGAGATTGTGAAAAAGAAAGAACAAGTTAAAGGGCAAATAGGTAAAGAGTTTGTCCAAACTGAAGGAGAGCAGAAGTTATTGAGAGGAATTTTAGATAATGATGCTAATTTAATTAAGCAAAGAGCTAAGGATGAATTAAAAAATTATAAAAAAGATTTGGATAATAGGTCCAAA